TGAACCACAAGCGCCAGGTATTGCAGATCATCCGCCACATGTGAAAATCCTTCCTTGTCTTGTTTATCCGGGACGGTGCGCAGCGCGCCGGTTTTCATTTTAGTGAAGCGGTATCCACCGTTCATCGCGCGACAGAGGAACGGGCACCCAGTGCGGGAAATCATTAGGGTCGGACCCCCGTTGGTCTGCCGGCCAAGCAGGGCCTCGACGGCACGAAGCCGCGGCTCGATGTCGTTAGTGGGCGCGGGGAAGTGCGGCAAACCGAGGCGCCCGAGTGCATCGAAACAGCTCTCTTCGCTGACGTTACCCTTTGCGACGCCGCTGGGGTCACCGACAACACAGACACGGTATCCGAGATATTTGTTCGAGAACAGGATTGGCCGAAGGCTCTGTTGCACGTGTTTCTCAAGGCCAACGTTGGTAGCCGCCACTTCCTGGTGCACGATCAGTCGGCCAAGATGATCCATCTGCGCGATCAGCGACCACGGATTTCGTCCGAAGTCTTGTCCGACGAGGACGGGATACCCAGGAATGAGGAGCGTATCGTCAACGATATGGAAGTCAGATCGGAATGTATTTTTGAAGACGGCTGCACCCGAAGGATCATTACCGTACTGGGCCTTGACGTATCGATTGATGTACTCACTGTCTTCTCCGTGTAGCTCAACCATACGCTCGTAATAGCGGCGGCCCTGCGCAAGGCGATCTGGGTGGTCAATCGGTAGTTTGACCGTGGTCTCGGTCTGGGGGCCGAGGAAATTCAGATTTTCGGCCGCCGGCGACAAGCCAGACGGCTGCTTGAAAATCTGCACCCCAAGGGGCGGGTTCTCCATGTACTGCTGCCATGGCGACATTTCTTGAGGGAAGTTGGTGTCGGCAATCCAGCCGCACCACGTTGGCACGCCGCGATCCGCAGAGGGGTATCGGCCAAGTCTACCACTGATCGGACCAAGCACATCGAGGTCCATCTCGATACACTCGGACAACCAAGCGCTAGTCAGCTGTGACGAAAGCAGGCGGGCCTGGTCTTCGGCGTTCTCAAGTGGAATGAAAATCCACTCTGACCGGACGTCTCCGAACTCGACGTGGAACGTACCTTCCGACACCTTCCACTGACAACCTAACGCTCCAAGCCATTGCTGGCAGTCTTTGAGAACCGTGTCTTTCAACTGTTTCAGCGTCTGCCGCACGATCGCGAAACGCGTGTAACGGTAGCCATCCTTGGCCTTACTCTGCGCGATTGCGCGTCGCAGCAGCTCGATAATACACGCGACGGTCTTACCTGAACCAACGGGGCCAGCAATGAGCCGGCCGTACGCCTCGCTCTTCATGAAGCTCGCGCAGGTCGGCGGCGCTTTAAAGTCGAGGGAAGCCATTAAGCAGCCTCGCGCCGTGTGTCAGCGAAGTCCTGCCACGACACCCACGGCTTCTCCTGGGTTAGGGGGTGGAGTTGTCCTTCGAGGTAGACTTGCCAGTGCGCGGTGAGGCCATGTTCCGGGTGGGTAAACCAAAGTGCCTGTGATGGTCGCGAGTAGGGCGCGCGAAGTACCAGGTGAGCAAACTCATCATAACCTTTGAGCGAGTTGTTAACGATGAGCCCAGGGAGTGTGATGTACTGATGCCAATGGCCAATGAGCAGAGTGTCGAAGTCCCGGCCGATCTGCGCCTCCGAGCGATGCGTCTTAAGCGTACCCCGCAGGATCGGTCCAAGCGCTCCAATGATGCCGTCGCCCCCCTTAGTGCCAAGACTATCGCCGTGAGTAAGCAGGTATCGATGGCCAAAGATATTGAACGCGCAATCCGCTGTCTCCGGGATGCTGAACTGGACATGCTTCGATCTCCTGAAATGCCGAGCGACGCCGCAGTAGACGTTCCACTCGTGCGAGGTGAACACGCGCTGCTTCATCTGCATCTTCTTGGTGGAGCGCCCATGGTTGCCCACAACACAGGGCACAAACAGCTTGCCAAAGCTTGATGCCATGAGTTCTAGGCCACCGCTGATGAGATCAATGAGGTCCTCGATCGACTGTTGTGTTGTGCGATCGTTGGTCTTCATCAGCTCCTCATGAATGTCACCACCCAGCATATCGCCTCCCTGAGCGACGACGCAGCCCGGGTAACTGATCTTTGCACGGCCCATGTGATTGAAAGCAAGATCAACGGTAGTCTCCGCCAATCGTTTAATTCGACGTCTGGCGACTGCTTTATCGTAGGTGTTGATGCCGGGCATGCGGACGACTTCGGAGTAGTGCCAGTCAGACCATATCGTAGCCGGTACTCCGCGAGCGCCCGCTCTGCCCTCTCGGACAGTCCATTCCGGGGGGTCTGGGTCGTAGGCGGCGATCTTGTAGATGTTCTCCCGGACGGTGCGCGCATCGTCGCCTTCCTTCTGCAGGGCCTCGATCGTCTTCCTATTTTCGAGCAGTACTTTGTTTTTCTCGCGGATGATCGCGGTGGCGTCAGCGAGCTGTTTCTCTAAGGAGGCGGTTGGTGCGGCGGCGACCATTATCATATCTCCAATTACGATCTTTGCCTTTCGGCGAATTGTCGGCCCGGAAGCGGCGATCGTAGCCCTTCGGGGAGTGGTCATACCTCCAGTGGACCGCGTGGCCTTTCGGGGAAGATGCCCATTGATTTCTTAATAATCTGCCTCTGGGGCTCTGTTGGTAGCGCCGATCCCTGGCGCGGCCTTTCGCCGAGAGGTCGTAGCGTTTAAGCACCTGCCTCCTTTTCTCGGAGCGCCGGTATCGCGCCTGCGCTAACCCCTGCAACAACCACGCTCGGCGCCGGCGAACTCGCGACGGTAATTTTTTGATCTCCGCCAAGGTCAATGTTAATAGTGAACCGTTCTCCTGGAGTGCCTGCGCCAAGTTCGCGCTCACCAACACCGGCGACTTTTGCAAAGAGCTTAGCAGCCTCGATAACACCGGGGAGCCCTTCGGTTTTACTCTGCATACGTGCACCAAGACCGACGAGGCTGTCTTCGAGGATAGCCGCAGCTTCAACCTTAATTCGCTCGGCGGTGGAGAGGGGGCTGTGCCACTCGATCGCCGCGGCGCGCAGCGCCTGCTTGTAGAAGTCGTTGTGCTGTTCGAGGAAGTCATATTGCGCGTCCGTAAGCTTGTACTCGGCGAGGATGACGTGGCGCTCCTTGATGTCCATGGCGAACTCTCGCGCGAGCTTGGCCAGCTCCGCGGGTTTCATCTCCGGCATCCGGATGAGGCTCTTGAGGGCCTGCTTGCCCTCTTCGGTGAGCCCAGCGTCCGGTATTTGTGTACGTTCTTCTGACAGCGCGGTGGGAGTTGTTACCGTGGCGGTAACAACGGGGGAGATCGGCGATGCGTCATCTGGGGTATAAATTACCCCAGCGATTACATCCTCGAACCCTGTGTCGACCTGCTCACTCAATGGACTGGGTCCTGACTGGTGGGGCACTGGATGAGGCGCTTGACGACTTCGACCACGGTCTCCGACTGCTTGCGGGTGAGGTCCTCCAGCGCGCTCATGGCGTGGTCGAACTTGGCGGTATCGAGATCGCCGTCCTCATGGACGGCGCGCACGTTGGCAAGCATCCAGATTTTAGCGGCGGAGCCATAGAGCGTGATGCACGGGGCTAAGGCGTTAATGAACTCCTCGCGCGTGACCTTGCGGTCGTAGAGATCAATCATGGCCTGGACGGCGCCCGCTTGCAGCCTTCCTACCGTGGCAGCCTTCACCGGGCAGCGCAGCAGATCGATAATGTTCTCTTCGTCAAGGACGGGATCAGACATCTTGTTCAAGCCACCTGTTGAAGAAGGGCGGGCGCCGGGCCCGCGGCAAAGGTAGTGAGTACCATGATCGCGCGCTCGCGGTAGGGGGCGGCGATAAAATAACCGGTGCCCCACATGGTCTCAATCACGATGTCGTGGAGCTTAAGCTTTTTGCGGAGCTTGCAGATCATGACGTCGACCATCTTGGGGTCGGTCTCGTCGCGCCCGTTGCTGGGGCGGTTCTGCTCGATGACGGTGTGGAGTTGTTCTTTGGTCGTCTCGTTGCGCTTCAGCATGACCGCGAGCATGGCAGCTTCGAGCGGAGTGGCTTTGAAATAACGCGCGCAGGCGCTCTTGAGAGCATCTTCTTGTTCGAGGGAAGTATCTTGGCACGGGTTGCGGGAGGCGCGGCTGCTGCCAAGGGGCCAGTCGTCTTTCGGGATTTCCACGATGCTGCCGGTGGCCAGCGCTTCCCGTAGCGTCTCGTATACCTCGTCTGATGGAAGCCGTGTCGCCCGCGCAATCGCCCGAACTGGTATCCCCTCATCCGCCAGACGTATGGCCACGGCACGAATGAGGGGCTCGACGGACGGGTCTGGCTGGACGATGGTGAGGGCATTCATGGCGTGGTCCCCGAAAATTATTTTTTCGAGAAGCGCACGTTAACAAATTTTTGTCAACTAGCTCGGCAGTGGCGGCGTGCCCACTTGATCACCCACGCCGGCACGCGGTTCTCCTTGGCGAGCACCTCGATCTGCTCGTCAGTAAAGCCCTGGGAGCGGTAGCGATCGACCGCCGGGCACGCGTTGGCGAGGCTCCATACGAGGACAACCGCGGTGAGCATCTAGGTCGCCCTTTCAACTTAAATTGATGGTAGGCCCGTCAGTGCCACACCCCCAACGGTGGCCCGCAACTAAATGCGTCAGCCGAGGGCAAAGACGGGCCCAGGGCGAGCCTATGCGAGCGAGGGAAAAGAAAGAGTAAAGGGGCGCCCTCAGGACAATAGGGCCAGCAGCGCAAGCCCAATCAGCCAATATGGATTAGTCGCGATTATCCATGCCAGCACCAAGAGGCAGATCAGGCCGCCGCCGATGTCCGCAACAGGGTCGAACTTCATCGCGAAGCTCCATTCGTCAGCAAAGAAAGAGTAAAGCCCCGTACATCCGGGGGCTCTACTCCTGCTCCTCATGCCGCTGCCACTTTCGTGGTCGCGGGCGGCGTTGGCTGGTGTAACCGACCAGCCGGAGTAGGATCATCCCCCATCGGGGCCACCGCGTCAATGGCTTGGAGCATTCGGGTCCAGGTAGCGACGAGGTTTTGCATGGCGTCGCGGGTCGGCGAGACCTTGAAGAGGTCGTATCCCTCCGCGCACGCGTCGATACGCGCTCGAAGGATATGGCGCCGTGTCGCATCGGTACAGGCGCGGGCAATTTCTCTGGCTTCTTTGAAGACGCTGACACTCACGGCCTCCGCCTCCGGACAAGCTTGATAAAGGTGGCAATGGTCATCGCGAGGGCGACGATTGATATGCCAGTGACGATCAGGGTAAGCATTATTTTTGCCCCAGGTGCTCGGCGACAGTGCCTTCACAGAAGACTGCATCCTTCGATAGCCAGCCGGCCGGGTCGTATTGTGGGACGCCAGTCCCCGGCAGCACGCCGTAGCCCGGGTCCCGTGTGAAGGTGCTGTACACGTGACGCACGATCCCAAACCGTATCTCCGAATGCACCGTCGGACGCATCCCATTGAACGTCAGTTCGTGCTCAACGTGGTCCAGATCGAAGGTCTCCAGGACAGGCCGCCGCAGCCAGCACCATAGGACCCGCCAGGCGGTGTTGTCCTTGCGCCGGTGTCCGAAATAGAGTGCCCGCTTGTCGTACATCAAGAACGTGCGCGGGAGGAGGATGCCACTGTTGTATTTTCCAAAGTAAAAATCGCGCATTACGACGGCTCCATGGTGATCTCGGTAGCAAGGGCGAACAGGTTGCCCACCATCTCCATGCGCCCCATCCCGGTGGAGAGGGCGTAGCTCTTCTCTCTGGTCTCGCCGACGTGCTCGACTACGCACAGGATCAGGTGCCGCGGTGTTACCGCGCCGGTAACAATCTGCTCGCGGAAACGATCGAGGAGTTCGAGGACGGCTTCGGCCGGGGTCGGAGGAGGGGCTGGCAGCTTGAAAGGGAGGACGGTCGCGGAGGGGTCAGCCATACTGAACAAATCCTTAACGCAACGCGTCGTTGTTTAGGAATGTTAACGTTTCCTATGTACGGTGCCGTACTCCCTGCCGTATTAATTTTTGGTAAACGGAAACGCCGCGCGGGGCGTTACGCGGACATTCCGCGGACAACATGGTGTGGTATGGCGGTAGGGGCTACTAAGCCATTGAAATTATTGACCGGGTGCCGTAATCAGACACGATTTTATCGTGTGCCCATATCCCGGAAGGGGCTCGGGCCTTGGCTTATAGCATTGATTTTACACGTGTTTCGTTTCGATATGCAGTGCAAAATAGGTAATTTTGACGGGGGTTACGCGGACATTCCGCGGACAACTTCCCTGCGCCGGTGTCAGTCCCGCCCCTCATCGTTGCGCTCCAGATACCGCACAATGAGAAGGCAGAGGCACAGGCTCGCAATAAACGACGCGAAGCCGATATAGTACAGGACAAGCTCCATCACTTCACCCGCTTACTTCAGCGCGTCCACGGCGCTCTTCAGGAAATCCGGATGGTGGTGCCCGTAGACCCGTTCAATGGTCGCCCGGCTCATCCCTACAAAGCCGGAGACCTCCCAGATCGGGACCCCGCGCTGCATCAGCCAGGTCACGCAAGTGTGACGAAGCGTGTGCGGGGTGACGTCAGCCAACCCCGCGCGGGCGCAAGCCGACTTAAATCCGCGCTTGATATCTTTCAGCCGCTGCCCGTTCTCGTGGATCACATATCCGAGATCGGTACCGCGCCAGCGCTCGCGCTTAAGCCTTCGTAGCAGCGGCGCCGATATCGGCTGATGAGCTCGGCGCTTGTTGGTCACGGTCGCGCCCGGCGTGTGGAAGTTGATCAGCCCGCGTTCGAGATCGACCTGGGCCCATCGTAGCGAGAGGATCGCGTCCTTGCGCTGTCCGGTGTAGAGGCCTGCCAGGATGAACAGCGGCAGATGCAAACGCACCTTGGGCTCGCGCATCGAGGCACGGTATAGAGCCAGCGCTTCCGCGCGTGTTAACCAGCGCTCGCGCCCTTCAGGACTATCGGGGAGCCATACGGTGACAGTGCGCGTGATGCGCCCTTCGCGGTGCGCGTGATTGATGGCGGCACGAAGAACACCGAGCTCGCGTCGTATGGTACCGGCCGAACGCTGGCGCGCTCGTTGGTACAGCTTGCAAGAAACTCGCGTGATATCCGCTACGAACTTGCCTTGCCAAAAAGCAACCAATCGTGTGACGCAAGATGCGAGGACCTGGGGCTTGGCAGTGTCGGGGCCATGCTCGCGCGCATAGTCGTCGAGAACGTCAGTAATAAAGATTTGCGCCGGGTCGCGGGGGCCGGCAGGCCGCTGGTTGGTGTGGATGAAGTCAGCGTAGATGAGCTCAGCCTGCTGGCGGTCTGCAGTGCCCGTCGAGCGCTCGCGGCTGCGTCCGCCGTCTGTCCAGACGATGTAGAAGCAACCGCGCTTTTCGAGAAAGCGGAGACGGGCGCCTGAGTTTCGTCGAGGCATTGGACGGGGGCTACTATGGTGTTGCTGTCGAGAAAGTCCTGAAGGCGATCACGGAGCACCATCGGACGTTTGCCGATCCGCAGATGCGCGATACGCCGCTGGCGAATTAAAGTTCGGACGCTGGCATCACTGACCCCGAGAATTTTGGCAGTCTGCTTCGTCGTGAGCAGCACTGCCTGCGCGCCGTCGATTGCAACCATTGCTGACTTCCAGAAGGTAGCACCATCGCAGCTCGGACACAACCTGTGAACGAGCCGCGACGAAGTTGGGGTTAATTAGCTTTTTGGGGCGTCCGCCGGCAGTTCGGTGATCAGGATGCGCCGGGTCGACGTCAGGTAGGTGTCGACGCATTCGCCACGATTAATCTCGATCACCTGTGCCTCACGGAAGTCTTCGGTCATTGTCTTGGTCTCCGGATCGTAGACCTGATCCTGGATCGAGACGCGCGCCTTGTAGGGGCTGCTTTGGGGGCAACTTAGAACGATGTGGAGGGTCATGGGGTCTCACCGGGTTGGGAGCGATATGGAAGTGGCCACTCAGCCGGGTGAGTTTTCGACCGTGGTACCTTAACAAATGGTAAATATACCTTTTTACCCCCTACATATTTCCAAAGGGGTCTTGCGGCCGCGCGAAGGGGTGCCCCTGTCCAAGCATCCCGGGGGATGCCTGTTCAGGGGTAGAAAGGTAGCAGGGGCAGGGGTATCAGCCCTGCCCCGTCGGGCAACTTAGATGGTGGCGTTCAAGCTCACCTTGACATCGCCGTAACCAGTGAAGCCCGAAGTGGTCGCAAGGACCTTGGTCTTGCCAGACTTCGAGGGCTGTGCCGCATCCTTCGCGGCCTTCGAGATATCGATAGTCAGAATGAGCTTGTCGCCTTCGATTTTGCCAGAAACGTTCATGGTAGTTGCTCTCTCAGGTTGTGCCGTCGACGGGGCGCCGATCGGTCGACTTTGCCGCGTCGGGCAAACGGCGTTTTGGCCCTATGGTATAAACATACCACACGCGCGGGCTCGCGTTCTTCACCCTCGCGCGCGTCGAGCTATGCATGTAACGCATGGATCGGCCCAGGTAGAAAGGTGCTAAGGTGCTACCTAATTACCACAAGAATGGGTCGGCGCGCTTAATGTCCAAGGCCACCTTAATGTCAGGGTAGGGCCGGCATTTATGTAAGTATATGATCTTGCTACCTTTTTGCCTGGTATACAAGCTAAATGTCTAAATGTCCGAGATTTTTTCGAGGTCGCACACTAAAAAACGACCCACCCTTTCGATGGTAAAGAGAGGGTAAACAAGGTGCCGGGATAAGAAGGTCGGCAGAAAAATCCCCTAATTATCCTAATGTCATTTTATCTATATATTTTAATAAGTTAGCGGATTCGCGGCTTTTTTCATGTGGTAAAATAGTAGCGAAGTTCCATATTCATACTTCTTTTACCATCGAACATTCATACTTCTTTTACCATCGAACTTTCCCTAGAAACACCTCCAGACATTTGGACATTTAGGACATTTGGACATTTAAACCCCTGTATACCAGATACCAGGAACCGGTGACGGTCGACTTTGCCGATCTCTCACTCTGATAATCACTACCTAATTACCACACCGAGCGCATAGCACTCT